TCAGAGGAAATGATAGCCAACAAACAATTATACTGTTCAGGGGTGTACAAAGGAGTACGGGCAGTAGGTAGAGTTGCCACCGAAGTTACAACAGGCATAGCAATTCCTGACGTATGTGACACGATTGACGAAATTGTGGAGGAGGACGCCGAGGGAAAGTAGTAAAGAACCTTGAAGCGTTGTTTAAAATATGGTTTTTGTTAGAAACGTAATTGAGGTTATTTAAATGATCGGGGAAGTTCTACTGGCAATCAAAGCCTTGGACAGCGCATTTGTCGTTGTGCAAAGTGCTATCGCTAAGAAAAAAGAAGTAGAAGATATGGCCGGAGAAGTGGGGCGTTTCTTTACTGCTAAGAAAAAAGTCGAAGAGGAAATGGCTAAAGCAGAAGCAGCCGGAACAGAAGACTTGTTGGTAGGTTCTGCGTTAGAAGAAGCCATTACTCTTGATCAGCAAAGAGAGCGCATGGAAAAGATGATGGAGAAAATCCGTGACCATTATATGCGTCAGGGGAAAACACACAGATGGGGCAAGATCAAAGCTGAAGCAGCCAAGATTGAAAAAAAGCGTGAAGTTAAAAGAAAACAAAAAGCCGCCGCAGAAAAAGCAGAAGATGCTTTAATACACGATTTAGCAGTAATGTTTGCATGGGTAATAGGGTCGGTCATTGTTATTTTTGGGGCGGTGGCCCTAATATTCGGGGTTGGTACTGAATGAAATTAAATCTATTAAAAACTCTTGCTCCTACGATTGCTAAAACTATCGCCTCAAGCAATCCTGTAGCGGGAATGGCAGTTAAAATGCTGTCGGATAAGCTAGGCATTGATGAAAAGAACCCTGTAAAAATTGAGAAGTTCTTAGAAAAAAATCCAGATCGGGTAGCTGAAGTAAAAGATATAGACAGAGCTTTTGAAGATAAAATACGCGAAATGGAGATAGACCTCGAAGCGTTTAAAGCAGAAGCTCAAGACGCTCAAGATGCAAGAGAACATTTTAGTAAAGATAGAACTAGCAAAGCGTTTGCATTAATCAGCTTGGTAGGATTTCTTATTTATTGTTTTTTTGTGACTTTAATGGGAGATGATGTTTCTGATGCTACTACAAATCTCGTTATCGGTTATTTGGGCGGTCTCGTTAGTTCCGCTGCCTCTAGTTTCTATGGATCAAGCAGTAACATCAGGAAATAATATGGATAAATTAGTAGAGCAACTTAAAAGACATGAAGGTGTAAAAAGCCGAGCCTATCAAGATTCTCTTGGAACGTGGCACATTGGTGCAGGAAGGAACATCCATCCTGACGGGCCACATCAAGGAATGGGTCTAAGTGAAGATGAAATAGACTTCATGCTATCTAACGATATAGTTCGCACTATCAGAGAGTTAAGTGAAGAATATGCTTGGTTTAACGATTTGGAAGATGGAGCAAGGCGCGATGGAATTATAAACATGCACTTTAATCTTGGGAGAGTACGTTTTGCTAAGTTTAAAAAAGCTATTGCTCATATGGAGTCTGGTAACCACGCTGCTGCTGCCGTTGAATTTTTGGATAGTTTATGGGCAAAACAAGTTAAAGGGCGTAGTTTAGAAGTAACTGATATGATTAAAACAAATACTTATGTCTGATCCTTATGTGTTTCGCGCTACTGTAATTAAAATTGTTGATGGGGATACTGTCGATGTCGATGTTGATCTTGGGTGGAATATTTCTGTTGTTAATCAGCGTATTAGGCTCTATGGAGTTGATTGTCCAGAATCTCGCACTAGAAATCTGGAAGAGAAAAAATATGGATTGCTTGCCAAAAAATTTGTCGAAGAGTTCCTTAAAGTAGGTTCGGTAGTAACACTTAGGACTTTAGAAAAAGGTAAGTATGGTAGATATTTAGGAGATTTTAAAGTGCATGATAAATGGCTCTGTGCAGAACTC